TGAAACCACTTTTCCGTTAGCATCTGCACCAGCAACAGAATATACTCCAGTTACACAAGCAGGAAACCCGATATGATTTTTCTTTGAATCGTTACCAGTTGCTACAAAGGTTGCAACATTATTTGATTTTAAAGTAGCAACGGAAGACTCAACTAAAGTATCTTTTGGACAGGTTCCTGGTGGAAAGTTACTTCTAGACTGACTAATAGATACTGCCTTAATATTAAATTTAGATGAGTTTATTGAAATCCATTCAAGAGCACGAGCCATTGATACTCCATGTTGTTTAATCATTGAAAATGTGTCATAAACTTCTTCATCCGAAATGCGAATAAATACAATTTTAATATTTGGATTAATTACTGTTGCAATTTTTGCCATGTTGTAACCATGACCAACACCTTCAATATTAAAATTATTTACTGATGCAGTTCCTTTTCCCTCAGAAAAAGAATAAGATCCTTTTGAATCTGTTAATGTTTTACCATTAGGACAAGTGTTTAAAGTAAAACAAACTTCATAAACGACATTTGTAAACTTTGATGAGTCAATTGCTATATCAATAATTGCAATTGTTTGATTTTCTGCTGCTTGAACTGGTTGAACTAATACAAGTCCAAACACTAATGCTAACAAACCCACTACTTTTTTCATTTTTTCTCCATGTTAATTTTCTTTGATTTTAATTACTACTTGGCAAGGGTCTCCGCCCTCTTCCCACTCTTGTTGCTCTTCTTCATTCATATAGGGATCACCCTCATGAGTATTACAAAACGGTTCAGTTACCCATCCACGTTCAATTCCGTTTTCAAGCCAAATCTCAAACTCTTTATAGTCTAAGTCTTTGTCTTGAATATTATTTAAAATTTCTTCCCATTCTTCGGACATATTATAAGTATACTCCTAAAGGCTTACTACGTCAACTGGGCCCATGCATGATGGGTTAAATTTAATTGCAGCATTTACTGCTTGCATTACTCTATTCCTTGCATTTTTTTGTTTATCTGTTGCATATAAAACTCCATAAGCATACTCTGCTCCAGAACCCATAGCCAAATATGGCAGGGTATATTTAGATAAAGACATATCTGCAGAACTATGCTCATAAATTTGTCCACGAACACAGATAATTAAACCAAGGTCTCCGTCTTTAGATGTGTCTACCCAGAACTCATTGTAAAATTCTTTTAGTTCTTTAACAAACCTTGTCTGCATAAACCTATCTGTGTCTTTAATATTAGGGGCAGTTGGTTTAAAGTTATAACGGATTCTTTCTCCGTCCATTGCTCCAGCATACCCAATAAGATATGGGCCTATCTTCCAAACCTTTGGTGCTTCAAGTGCTAGAATGGTTCCATCATCTGATGCTCCACGATCTCCAGCCATATAAACTTTATCTTCATGGCGAACAACAGCGATGCAAGTCATGACAAACCCCTCCCAGATTAGGTACATTTAAGTATACCATTGCCCCAGGAGGGGTGTCAAGCAAGGTCTATATTATGACTAATTAGCCTTTTTGTCTACTGATTTAAACGCATCATTGATTTCTGCCAATGATAGTTTTCCATCGTCCAAAAAAGCCCTAGCCAGCCTTTCAATAACTGTTGCTACTCCTAATAGTCCTGCAAGCATAACTGCCTGTATGGTGTCAATTCCTACTACGGCTCCCGCTCCCAAGACTGATAGTCCTGATGCTGCGAATACCGCAAGAATTCTCATTAAGATATTTGTTATTGCCTTCTGTGGGTGTTCATTTTTTGGGGGTTCTACTACTTTTTTAACTGCCATTATTCATCATCCTTCCAGTCTTTATTTCTAATTGGATAAGTAATAGCCCATGCAAACATTGTTGCCATAATTGCTACACCAACAATTTGCTTGGCTGATCCGTCCAGTACTACATATGCAATAAACATACCAAGTAAAGTCCATAACTGATCAATCATATCCTGCATTACTTTCTTTATTATTTTCATGGTTTCCTTCTCCTTATTCTTGGGTCTCCCCCGCTGGGTGCACCGCCACTTGAGCCTCCACCAGGTGTTGGGGTTGTTCCGCCTGCGGCTCTTGCTGCAGAGGCTGCTGCGTTAGTTGCCGCTCCTGCTGCTGCTCCTGCCACTGTTACAGCATTTAGGGCTGCTCCAGTTGCAACTACTGTTGCTACAACCATCTTGGTTGCTTCTTCTCTTTCTTCTTCAGTCATGTCTGCACCTATACTTCCAAGGGCAGCAATGGCTGCTCCTGGATCGCTAAACAATTCTTCTGTAAATGCTGCTATATCTGTAACTATTTCAATTTGTGCGCCTACTTCTGCTGTAATAACTACTTCTTGTCCGCTTTCGCTAGTACGAATTTCAACTGGTGTATCTGGTGGCAAGTCTGCTAATTTAATTCCAGCATCTGCTACTTGTTCTTTTGTAAGATTTTCACCTTCTGGCACTGATTGTATTAATGCATCAGCAACAATTTCTTTTTCTGCGGTAGACATATTTCCGTCAGTAGACACTAAGGCTACGATTGCTGCAACATCTTCTTTTGAAACTTCTCCATCAGATGCAAGTGCTTCAAGTACAGCCTCTTGATCTGCAGTAGAAACTTTTCCATCTTCTGCCAATGCTTCAATTAATTGATCAGTTTCTTTTGCATCAATTTCCCCATCTGCTGCCATAGACTCTGCAATTGCTTCAACTTCTGTGCTATCTATTTCCCCGTCTAATAATGCTTCATCAACCGTATTGTTTACTTCTTCTTCTGATCCCGTCACTGGTTCTGTATCAATTGGCTCTGTTTCCACAGGTTCTGTTTCTATAGGTTCTGTTTCTATAGGTTCTGTTTCTATAGGTTCTGTTTCTATAGGTTCTGTTTCTATGGGCGTAGTGTCTACAGGTTCTGTTTCTATAGGTTCTGTTTCTATGGGCTCTGTCTCCACAGGTGTGGTGTCTACAGGTTCTGTTTCCACTGGCTCTGTGTCTACAGGTTCTGTTTCCACTGGCTCTGTGTCTACAGGTTCTGTTTCCACTGGCTCTGTGTCTACAGGTTCTGTTTCCACTGGCTCTGTGTCTACTGGTTCTGTTTCCACAGGTGTGGTATCAACTGGCTCTGTGTCTACTGGTTCTGTTTCCACAGGTGTGGTATCAACTGGTGTGGTAGTTACTGGTGTAGTGTCTACAGGTGGCACGACTACTGGTGTAGTGTCTACAGGTGGCACGACTACTGGTGTAGTGTCTACAGGTGGCACGACTACTGGTGTAGTGTCTACAGGTGGCACGACTACTGGTGGTTCAACTGTTACAGGTGTGGGTGCTGGCGCAGGAGCAGGAATTGCATTAATTACTGCTTGTGCTGTAGCAATGACTGTTGGGGCTGCCAATACTGATTCTACTGCTGTTGAAACAACTGCAATATCTGCTACTTTTGTAGTTAATGTTGTAGTTGCTGTCTCTAATGCAGTCACAGTATTTTGTGAAACAGTTGCTACTGGTGCAATAACTGTATTTGTATTTGCTGTATTTGTTGCAACAACGGCTGTAATTGCTGAGTTTAATGTAGCAATTTGTGCGTTTGCTGTATCAATTGCTGCCAATACTGTTGCATTGTTTGGATCTGGGGCAGGAGTAAATTCAGCGCCTTGACTGATTGTTCCAGTAAACCCTGTTGTAGTGCTTGTATTAACAATAGGAGTTAATGTACCTCCAGTAGCTTCTCTTACATTAAACCTAGCCCCATTTGGAATAGGACCAGTTACGCTAACGTCTGCTTGCCATGCACCATCTGAAGGATTAACATCCGCATTAAATCTAACTTGAGTCATTTGTGTCTCGGCGGTAGTTAAAGGATAAACTCTAAGATCCCAGGCAACGCTCAGTGTATTAGTAGTTGTTGAGTATGTAATTCCAGATCCATTACTCCATGTAGTCCAGTCGTATCCTGCTATAGATATAGAAGGTGCATTAGGAGTTGTATGATATGTACCACCTTCATTTACTCCAAAAGTAATAGTTGCATTGGATCCAACATAAACATTGTTATATGTGACTCCACCCATTTGTAAATTAAATGGAAGGTTCATGCGGATACCCGCATCATCTGTATTTGCTAAAACATTTGATGTTGTTCCAACTGTGGCTACCAAAGCATTGACTGCATCTTGAGCATTATTAATAGCAACATTTGCCTGAGTTAATTGTGTCTGTGCCTCTGTAGTTGCGGTAGTTGCTGCTGCTACTGCCGTGGTTGCAGTTGCTACCGTTGCTGTTGCTTCAGTTACTGCTGTCTGTGCTGCTTGAACTGTAGTGGAGGCTGTTGCAGCCTGTGCTACTTCTGTTGCAATTGCTGTTGCTACTTCTGTAACTGTAGTTGGGGTCTGTGTCATTAATGGGGTTGCTGTTGCCAATACCGTTGCAGTTGCAGCCTCAACCACTGGAGTTGCTGCCGTGATAGCCGTTTGTGCTACAGCAACTTCTGGAGTCTGTGTTGTTGCGGTTACAGGTATTGCTGCAATTGCTGTGGTTACGGCAGTTACTACGGTAGTAACGTCTTGTGTTACTGTTGCTGCTGTTTCTACAACTGTGGAAACATTTGATACTTCTGCTACGGCAGTGGTGGCTGCTGTGACTGCAGTAGTTGCTGCTGCTACGGCCGTGTTAGATGTTGTTACTGCCTGTACTGCAGTCGCAATAGTTACTGTTGCTGTATCTGAGGCTTGTGCTGCTTGTGCTACTTCTGTTGTTGCAGTTGCAATGGCTGTATTTACTGCCTGCTGTGCAGGGCTTACAACAACCTGCTCTGCTGGAGGCGGGACATCATTGGCATGGGCCAGATCAGCTGGAGAGAATATCATCCATAATGTTAAAAATAACCCCACTAACCCTGATCTGATTAGTATGTTTTTAATATTTTTCTCCTTATATAGCCCTAGTGGTGGATATGACTAATAAGTTTATTATACCATTTTTATATAAAAAGAAAGAGGGCTGGCACTTAGCCAACCCTCTAACTTATTAAGTTAAGTTACTTCTTTAGAGCAACCTTAGCCTTTGGATTCTTTGCGTTCCACTTCTTTGCAAGAGCGTTATACTCTGCAACATAAGTTGCCTTCGCAAGATCTGCAGAAGCCTTTGCTGCTGCTAGTTCTAATGCTGATGCAGTTTTTGCATCTGCAAGTGCCTTGTCTGCTGCAGCCTTTGCAAGTGCTGCGTCTGCAGTTGCCTTAGCCAGTGCTGCATTTGCTGTTGCAAGTGCTGCATCTGCTGCTGCTTTAGCAGCAGTTGCTGCTGTTGCTGCTGTTAATGCATCTGCTGCACGGGCAGCAACTGAGGCTGCTAGTTGTGCAGTAAGTGATGCATTGATTGTAGCAAGATCAGAAACTGTAACGAACTTTGTAACAGACTTAACTGCTACTGGAAGTCCATCAACATCTGTTGCTGTAATTGCAAAGTTAATTGCTGCATTGCCCGCTGTTGCAGGATATGTAACTGTAACCTTTGAGATACCAGTTGTAGTATCTGATGCTGCTGATGCAACTGAAACTGTTGCTCCAATAACTGTAACTACTGGTGTAGTTGCTGTTGGAATGTTTCCAAATACGTCTGTTACCTTTGTTGAATACTCAACAACGGCTGAAGTATTTGCATTTGCTGCTACTGTTGTATCTAGGTTGTAAGCAGGACCTGCTGTACCCTTAACATAATAGACATAAACATTGCCAGCGTTTGTAATTGTTACAGTGCCAGTAGCAGTTGACTTTGTGTAAACATAAAATTCTGCTGTTGTGCCTGTTCCAGTATTAACTGAATATGATGTAACTCCTGAAGCAGAAGTTACTGGTGCAGTTGTTGTGTGAAGTGCTGGCACAATAAATGCTCCTGATGTTACAACAGAAACTACTGTTCCTGTGTCAACACCAGTTAGAGCAAACTTAACTGCGTCCAATACTTCTACCTTGTTGTCAGATGGAACAGTTACTGATGCTGCACCTGCTAGGGTATTTGCATCTGTGTCTGCAACTGCGTTTACAGTTACTGCAATAGTTGGTACAGCGTGTGCTGGAACCATTGCAAGTACTGTACCAGCCAAGGCTGCAGCCATGACTAGACTAATCTTCTTAAATGAATTCATTCTTTCTCCTTGTTAGTTTTATCTGATACTTTGACCAGAATGTTAAATTAAATTAAAACCATCCAAAAAATCCCTAACATCGTCAGGCATCTTCCGATTATCTAATTCTACCATACCCCTGTCTTTCTCTGCAAGTCGTGCTGAAGTAGACCAGGTATGGACTTCTATTTCTGTATTATTATTCTTTGGTGTATGTGATATTGCTCCAAATACCGCACCAGTTACGGCATCTGCTAAGTCCTTAGATTTTTTACGGGGGTGATCAACACGATTGCCCTTCATAATTTTAAGTTCTGACATTTCCTCTAACAGGATAGGGATTCTTGGAATAGAAACACGCTCTTCATAAATCATCATAGCAAGATCTTCGTAGTGCTTCTTGGCAACAGAAACTGTCTCAGTTCTAATTCCAACGGCCTGCAACTCATTTTGAATATCAAATGATTGCCAACGGTCAAAGGAAACCATGCCAATATTAAAACCTTGTCTACGCAAGTTCATAATCCATTGCTTAACTTCAGATAGATTAACTGGGCCTTCTGCTCTTGGCTCCCACCATGCTACTGCATCTACTACTACAATTGGTGCTACTTGTTCGTAATCTTTAATTACCTGAATATTTACCCACTTATCTACGTGAGCAATAGCAACCGCACACTTGTCATGCTTTTGTGCAAGGTCAGCATGTATGTAGTATGTTTTTTCTGGATCTGGTACAAATGTTTCGTCAAACCTTCTAAATGAATCTACTGGGTTTCTAGTGTTCATGCACTTTTCAACCTTGTCAATTTGCTTAAAGAAAGCATCAGATGAGTATGTTGGCATACATGCAAAGCGCATCATTGCATCGCCAAGATCAGTATAGAATGCTAGCTTAAAGTCTTCTATCTTACGGGTTGGATTTACTTCCCATGTAGGTCTTTTGAATGCGTATACCCTTGGAATTTTGTACTGAAGAATGTTATCTTCGTCCCACGAAATTTGAAATTGATTTCCTGGATCGGTGTGAGGCAGGTCTTCGTTCATAATAAAAGTATGTGTTCGTTCAATTGTTTCTTTATCTGCAATAACTGATTCATACCTTTGTGAAATAAAGTCACCTTGATATCTAGGGAAGGAAAGCAAAACAACTTTTCCAAGGTCTGGGAAACGAGAGTCTACTGATCCACGAAATGCTTTATAAATATTATCAGCAGTCTTACCCTGCTCATTGCCAGAGGCTACCTCACTTACAAAACCAGAAATCTCATCAAGCACTGCCATGAGCAAGTTCAAACCCTCATGAGATTCTCTTTCTGAGTGTCCAGAGTAAACGGTAATTGCTTTATCAAATTCAACTGAATCAGCCTTAGCATTATACTTTCCAGCAAACCAAGGGGACTTTTCAATCTTTGTTTTAAAACCTTTAAAGAAAACGTTCTTTGCTTGTTGTGCGTTAACAGCAACGTTAATAATATCAATAGCATCTCCAGCAGGCTTGCCATAATAAGTCGCAGGGTCTTTAAGGCATAATAGTTTATACACTACATATGCACAGGCTACTGTTGATATAAAATCTTTACCGCTACCCTTGCCAAGTTGAAGGATTAGTTCGTTTTTTGTATACTTAGCAAAATGTCTTGAGCCTTCAACATCACCCATAATCTCTATCAAATCTTCTTTACGATAGATCTGGCTCATTGCTTCAACAATTTCGTATTGAATATCAGACAAAAGTGGTTGACCAAGGTAGTCAGGTGACTGGACAAATGTCTTTACGTCAACTGGAGTTTCAACAAAGTGATTCTCTTTTAATACTTCAAGAAAATCATTGAACATCGTGGACAACAGTAATCACTTCTCCTTCTTTTGCAATAACAGAAAGTCTCTTCATTATAATGTCACGTACTTCTGGATGCTCTGAGGCAATGTCTCTTAAGATTCCAACAAGAACTTCTTGTCGTCTTTCAATTTCAATCATTTCTTCTGCTAGTTCTTTGTTCTCAAGAAGACCAGCCTTTTGTAGCATATCAATTCTTCTTGATTCAATGTCTAAAACTAACTTAATTCCAGCAGTTTTAGCACCAAGATTTGTTGATAGGCTTGCCTCATCAATAACCTCGTATGCTTTTGTAATTAATTTTGTATAGTGTGTGTCTGCTCCAACCAAAGCCTCTTTTGCACGGGCACGAATAGCATCATTTGCAGATGCCATAACCTTCCACTCATTAATTAAAGACACAACACGAGTACGTGGAATGTCTAACTCTTTAGAAATAACTGTTGGATCATTACCTTTTAGGTATTCTGTAACTACTTGATTTACTTCATCAAGATGCTGAATAAGTTCTGTCTCAGTTGACATACTTTCCCTCTAGTCTATTTATTTCATCTTTAATATAAAAGATGGCCTTTTCTAAATCTTGAATTGTTTTTGCTTCATCTTTAATTCCTGCTCTCCACAAGTACTTAAAGGCATTCCCAATATTAAAATTGCGATGTCTAGTAATCTGAATGCACTCAATTCCAGATGGGTCTGTTGTGTAATGTACAGGATGATTTACCTGATCAACAGTAATGTTAAGACCATTACTCATCTTCGTCCCAGTCAAAACTTTCTGGAATGTTTTTTAATGCAACTATAGTATATGTAATACCAGCAGCAGCAGCCAATGACATTATAAAAATAATCTTCTTTATTTTATTCATCTTTTAGATTTCCTTAATCCAAATTTAGCAAGGTAAACGTAGATAGTCTCAACACTAGTTCCGCACTCCTTTGCAATTTCTTCTGGGGTCTTCTTATCCATAAGATACCGCTTACGCATAAAAACCTCTGAAGTATATAGTTTAGCAGTCATATTGTTATTTGTCAACTTCTGTGTCAATAACCTGATAATCATAAGCGTTAGAGTCTTCAAGCATCCACTTATCGTAACTTTCAACATCCCACTTATTTGTATTAATGAGTCTTTGTATAACTAGATCCTTCTTGGTAACAAATGAAGGCTCCTTTAGTCTTACCCGATTATTTGGCTGAATTGCAAAGTTGCCATCGTCTCTTTGAATAACGTGACCACACTTGTGCTGACCTGGATTTTCTGAATACCCATCATCTAATATGTTTGTCTCTGGGTTGTGCCAATCCAGGGTAAACAAATATGTTCCAGGAACACTAGTTTTAGTTCTATCAATATAAGACATTCTCATATTACTTAGGTTCTCAAACTTTGTTACTGAAACATATGGACTAAAAGAATTCCACAAAACAAGGTTGTGGATTGGCTCTTCTGGAACTCCTGGCTTAGTGCAAAAAGCATTAATTGGCATTCTCCACCAGATACCACCATCCTCCATTAAAAAATGGAACAAGGGGCTTCTACTTTTAATACTTGAAACACCAAAAATAACACATGGAAAATATTTATCATGGCTATCTTCTTGGTCTCTTAAAAAGTTTCCACGAACATAGCATTCAATTGGTGGTATGTTTGCATTTAACTCTGGCATTATTTGTTGTCTCCTATCGCTTTTTCCCAGTTTTTTATTGCCCAATGACCTATACCACAGGCATCAGCAACATCGTTATCAGTAATAGTTCTATCATAATTAATATTAATAAAGTTAATTGTTCTTTCTTTACGAAGCATTCTTTCGTGAGCCTTGTAGTATGAATCAGACTTTCCAGGATTTTGAGATCGTATTAGTAGTTGTTCTTCTTTAGATATTTTCCCATTACCCATAAAAATTTGCCAAGTAATTGGAGAAACTCTACCAATCGTTTTAGTTCCAGATTGTCCTGCTGATCCAAGAATTGCACCTTGAACTAATGCAAGGTCAGCAGCAGTCTTGGGGCTATTCATAAACACTGTATGCTCAATAACTATTGCTTCAAAGCCACCATAAATATCAAAAAAGGCTTTTACTTTTTTGCCAGCATCCATAACTTTTTCGTAAATGTTACTTCCTTCAAAATAAATCTTACCAATACTTTCCAACGTTTTTTGTTGGGTATCAAACAAAGCAAAAGCAAGACTATTGGTACTAGCGTCAATAGCGCAAATAGTTTTTGGCATTGTCTCTAGTCCCCACTTATTGTTGCTCATAGTCTATATAACCTTTCAGTTCTTTTAACATTTTTGCAACTGCCTTTTCGCTAACATTACAGTTAGCACAGAATCCAGAATCATTATAAATAGAAAGATCTTGACCGCACCCTCCAAGACAAAGACGTACTTTGTTTTTTCTTTTTTGTCTTTTTGTGACGGCATATCTTTCTGCAATCTTTTCTTTAGTTGCAAGGTCTCTGCAAACCTTACTGCAGTAAATTTGATAACTCACTGCAGCCTTAAAAGATGAGTGACAGATGCTACATAACTTCACTCAGTTCCTCCAGGGATGCTATCTTTAATACGCCCACCCCTGCTTCTCCGCAAGCCTTTTTAATTGGACAAGTCTTGCAAATTTTTGAATTAGATCTATAGTTTTTTGTAGGAAGAGTTTTATCTTCCCATGCCTTACGAACATCACGCATCCACTGGAAAGCCATATCAATCCAGGCTCTGTAGTGATCGTTTACTTCTACTGGAATAATCAATAGTTCGTGATTGTTTTTATTTTCATAAACTAAAATACCCTTAGATTTTTTAAGGACTTTCATATAAATAAGCAACTGAACTACGTGGCCCATCTTTGGCTTGTTTGTGCGCTTGCGGTATTCAAATACTTCATTGTTTGTTGTCTTAACTTCAACAACAATCTCATCGCCCTTCCATTGAATAAAGTTATCCACATACCCAAAAATTGGTGGATCATCATGGAATAATTTAAACTCAGAGTTAATTGAAATACCAGAGTTTTTAAACGCTGCCTCAATTCTACTATGAGAAAGAGTACCATTAGTCATGTTTGCTACCGCATAGGCATCTGAGTTATCTTCAAAGACTGCACCCTCAAAAGCAAGATACCAATATCTTGGGCATTCTCCATAACCGTATGCAATTGTAGATGGACCAAAAGTCTTTTTTTGTTTATGCTCAGGATCTCTGCCTACAAGATATCCCTGCTGAATAACATTAACTAATTCTTTTGCATCTATCTGTTCTGGTGTTTCAACTTCTCTAATCATTATTGTATGTAGTAAATTTTTTGTCATTATATCCCCTTGTTTATATAAGTATAGCAGGTTACGGTTATCGTATTAAATACTTTAGTGCTGAAACAAGAGAGTTAATTGATTCTGCTGCAGTATAGTAAATGTTCTTTTTTGCTCTATTACTTTTGTCTACGTTGGCCATCCAAGTAGCCTTTAAAGACATCTTAGCGGCTATAGCCTGGAGTCTAACAATTTCTAGACTTGCAACCTGTATAGGAATATCTGGCTTAATGATTATCTTAGCAATCATTGTCAACGCTACTGTCAACTCTTCATCATCCATATACTCTGCAATTTCTGCTAATCCATTGACCTGCTCAAGTGTTGTCTTTGTTGGTTCCATTATTATTCTCCTCTATTAATTGTTCTAACATATCTAATTCTATTATAGCAAGGCGTACCTTTTGCGTACCCTCGCCAAGCACAATAACCAAAGCAGGATCCATACTTTTCTTTAATGCATCTGTTGTGGCTTTAGCCCAAACATCTTGGTTTAATGTAAAAGATTTTGAGCATTCTTTAAAGTCTATTACAAAATTATTCCAGGAAGCATCGCCCTTGGTGTTGTTGCGACCACTATTCTTATGCTGCTTGGCACCTATTCTTTTAGATTCTGATCTTTCACTCATCTTCAAAATCCTTCTTTTTCTTTTTAGATGGAATAAGACCAACTCTTGACACATGCTTTGATGTGCACATCCAAGTAGCATCACCTGTTTCTGTCCAAAGTCTTAAAGATGTAACAGGCAACTTACATTTTTGACAAATAAACTCACCAGTAAAAACTTTAAAATTTGTTTCAGCCATTGGCAAGTTTGTCCTTTAAACTTTTTTGTAAGTCAAGATCTTCTTTAACACGACTAATAAAACCTTCTCTGCCTTGAACCTTTGTGCCATCATCAAGTTGATACCAAGCACCAGTACGATTAACTAGCCCTACTGATTCTGCTGTGTCAACCAAATCACCAATGGCATCAATACCAATATCGTCACCTCTAAAATAAAAATCATACTCACCATTCTGGAACCCTGGAGAGGTTTTAGAGAACTGTAATTCCCAGCGAATCTTTCTACCAATTTTTTCTTCAATTAACTTATCTCCTACTTTAATCTTTCCCTTAAGTGCTTGATTGTCTGACTCTGAAGAAAAGAGTTTAATAATACATGAGGAATAAAACTTAGTAGCCTGACCACCAGAAGGCTGCTGGCTAGTATACATAGCATTGATATTGTTACGAGACTGAGAAATAAGAACAAGCAGAGTTGGCTTAACTTTATTGTTTGCATAGTTAAGCATTTTCCATGCGTTACTAAAGTCACGGGACTCTGCTCCAATCTGTTTTGTATTCTCCAAAGCCTTCATATCATCTGTATCTTTTTCAAAATATATGGCAGGAAGCATTGATGTAATAGAGTCTATCACAATTAAATCAACTCCAGCATTCATTAGTCCAACTCCAACGTCAACCATATCGCTAATAGTTCTGGCTTGTGAATAAATTAGTTTTGTTGGATCTACGCCAAGTTGTCTAGCCCAGTCTTCTGAGTATGACATTTCTGAATCAATCCAAGCACACAGTTTTCCTTCTGCTTGTGCTAGGGCAATCATCTGAAGGCACATAGAGGACTTTGCAGAGGACTTGGAGCCCCAAATAAGGACTTGCCTACCATAAGGAAGGCCTCCTCCTAGTGCACGGTTTAAACCAAAACTAGGTGTTGCTTGGTACTCATAATTAATACCAACTCCGTTACCAAGTTTTTTTCTTAACTTTGGGTCAAGTTGTGCTAATGCTTCTTCCATGCTAACCATTTATAGCCTCCAGTGTTATTGTTCCATCTTTTGTTTTGCCAAAACTAAACTTATATGCTTTACCTTCTTCAATATTCATGTATGCTTTTGGAAATGCCGTTGGAAATACAGTGATAGAGTGCAAGTCTCTACTGGTATCTGCCAAGGTTAATGAAGCCATCTTCTTGCCAGTTTTTGTAATTCTAGGTTTAAAAGAAACCACAAACATTTCATCATCTTTATACGGTAATTGTTTATATCCTAAGAATCTAACAAGAGCGTTTGAAGATGCTTTTATTTCATCAACAGGTATTGCAGAAACAATCCTATTATCATTTGCAAGAATAAGATAAGTACGACCAGTCTCAATAGTCGTAGACTCTTCATCAAATATACCAACACTACCAGTCTTGTCCAAAATTTCAACTCGTGACCAACCCTTTCCTCGTTTAATTGCCTTAACCATTCCCATTAAAATAAAGGATCCTTTTTCTTCAAAAGAATCAACATCTTGTATAAATGCATAGTAATGAGATGGAATCGTAATGTTAAACTCTGGAAGGTTTAAGAACTCATACAGGTTTTCTTTAATCTCTGCATCATTTCGTGGTTGATCTGAAAATGTTGCTCCACCAATAACACGCAATGCATTTAATGCACGGCTATTAACACCATTGCCTTTTGTAAAGGTAAATTCTTCAAGTTGTTTATAAGATGTAAATGGACGAGCAGCAATATACTTTTCTGCAATGTTTGTTGATATAAACTTAATACCAGTCAAACCAAAACGGATTCCTTTGCCCTCAATCTTAAAATCTAAATCAGAGTCATTAATGTGTGGAAGTTTAATTGGAATGTTCATTCTCTTTGCTTCAATTAGATACTCTGTTCTTGCATCCTTATCCTTTTCATTTTTTAAAAGGGCAAACATAAACTCAAGTGGATAGTAATACTTTAGCCATGCTGTCCAATATGATAGGGTTGAATATGCTACTGCGTGAGATTTATTAAATGAATACCCTGCATGAGCCTCAAAGTCATGCCACATATCACGAGCATCATTGGGAGCAATGTGAGAGGAGGCACCAGAAACAAACCGTTCTTGATATGCATCAAACTCTTTTGCATTTTTCTTTTTACCAATAATCTTTCTAACCTTATCGGCATCCGACATTGACATACCACCAAGGTGTACGCAAGCCTGCATAACTTGTTCCTGGTATAAAATACATCCATATGTGTCAGAAGTAAATGGCTTCATAATCTGGTGACTATATGAAACATTTTGTTTTCCATGTTTACGAGCAATATAGTCTTTACCAATTGTATTCATTGCACCTGGACGAACTAAAGCATTAGATGCTGCAAGTTCATCAAAATTCTTTACACCCATTTTAACTAAAAGGTTTGTGTAAGGCGTTGCTTCACATTGAAACACACCCTTCGTATAACCATCAGAAAGCATTTCATAAACTTTTGGATCTGCCATATCAATAGATAACAATTCAATATCTTTATAATGATTTTCCTTAATCATTGATACTGCATCCTGAATAACACTAAGAGTCTTAAGTCCTAGTGCATCAATTTTTATAAGCCCGATGCGTTCAGCCTCTTCCATGTCGACACCAACCACAGGTATACGTTCATCAGACCCAGGAGAAGACCTTGTCTCCAACGGCGCAAACCTAAAAATCGGATCTTTGCTAGTGACCACACCAGCAGCGTGTATACCAGTACCACGAATACGACCACGTAATTGTTCACCATAAACCTCCACCTCTGGATATTTTTCTCTAAACTCTCTTGTTGACTTAGAACTACAAAAGTCTTCCCAAGTATCTACTAACTTTAAAACCTTGTTAACATCTGTTAGCGGAATATCTAAAACTCGTGCAACATCTCGGACAACCCCCTTGTCTTTAAACTGTAAGAAGGTAGCGATAGATGCAACATGGCGATACTGTCTAACTAAATAATCTTTAACTTCATCACGGCGAGTATCTTGAATATCAGTGTCAATATCAGGAAAATCGTTACGCTCTGGATTAATAAAACGGAAAAACAGAAGTCCATGTTTAATTGGATCAATGTCTGTAATCTTTAAAGCATAACAAACAAGAGAACCAGCAGAAGAGCCTCTACCTGGCCCAACCATAATCCCCTCTTTCTTTGCCCAGTTAATCATATTACTTACAACAAGGAAGTATGGTGCAAACTTTTTATCTTTAATAATCTGCAACTCTTCTTGAAGTCTGTCAAGATATTCTTGGTTTTCTGACAAACCTCGCTCTACCAAACCTTCCAGTGCAACCTTTGCAAGTTCCTTGTCAGGGCTCTTGTACTGTACTGGTAGAAGGTTTAATCCTTCTTGAATGTCATAGTCTTCTACTGTGTCTGCCAGTAATAATGTGTTTGAGTAGATATCTGGTCGATCAATACCCTGCAATTCCATGGCTGTTTTAATCTCTTCATAGGAAAGAAGGTGGATATCAAACTTATTAAATGTTATCTGGCGGTCTTCACCATAAAGGTAATCAAGTCTATCCATCATAGAAGAATGCTTGGATGCCTTGGCAAATGTTGTTTCTTTAACAACTTTAGCGTGTGTATTCATTAAAAGTTTAAACTCTTGAATTTCTTTTTGTGATGGATCAGAGTGGTGACAATCTGGAGTAACAATAACTTTAATACCAAACTCATCAGCAAGTTCTATCAGATATTTATTAATGTGTGCCTCAGTGTGTGGCATTACCTCAATATAATAATCACTGCCAAAGCGTTCTTTAAACCAAGTAATATACTTTTTGGCAAGAGCAAACTCTTCTTCTTCTAATGCTTTTACAAGAACACTGCTTGGACATGCAGAAGAAACAATGATTCCTTCTTTATACTTTTCCAATATAGTAAAATCAAATCGTGGCTTCTTAAAGAATCCATCTGTCCAAGATAGTTCACTAATCTTGTTAAGGTTTTCCAAACCTATTTTATTCTTGGCTAGAAGGATAATGTGGTTATAGACAAGATCTTGTTGACCTTCTCTTTCAGACTTATCTCTTGTATCAGAGATGTCTGCACACATGTATCCTTCTAGACCTAGAATTGGCTTAATGCCCTTTGCTTTTGCAACTCGGTACAGTTCCCGATGCCCAGACAGTGTCCCGTGATCTGTAATAGCCAATGCTGGCATACCAAGTTCAACTGCTCGGTCTATATATTCTTCTGGAGTAGCAATCCCATCAAACAAACTAAAATGGGTATGGACATGTAAGCCTACGTAGTTCATACTACCAATCAGTGTTAGTTGATGAGGTAGTAGATGGGCCGTCAAAGCCCAAGTAGAACGCTTCTTGTTCTGCATATGGAATCTTCTTTAGTGCTGACTCCAATGGGTATGGCTCAATGCCTGTCCAGTCAAATGGTTCTTTGTCTGGTGCTGAAGGAATTAGTGTGTAATTGGTTTCAGTACCCTGACCATTACGCTTTAACTTCCATAGTACGTTTGAGATGCTTCCTGTTTCAAGTGCATACTCACGAATAGTATTGAATGATGATTGCTTGCTAATTCCCATGTTCCAAATTGCAACATATGGTGCTTCAATTCCATCATCAACAAGTACGTTGCAATAGAAACGTAGACGTGCTCTCCAGCCAGCCTTCATATCTTTGCGGTGCATTTCTTCTGCCCAGTCACGACCTTCTGATTCCATTGTGTCTACAGCCTTGCGCTTATAGTCCTTTGGATTTGTGTGTTCCTTGACAACTAGTGCAAGTCCACGTTTTTCGTTATAGTTTGCTGAGTCTTCATCCAACTCCTCAACAAATCGGATCTTTACTGATTGACCGTCTGCAAGTTTTAACCACTTTACTTTTGGTCCGTCGTTTTCATATTTTGGCTTTTCGAGCAGGGTTTCTATATTCTTTAATCCCTTTACAATGCTCATATTTTATCTCCTTCGTGTTGTTTATATTAGTTTAGCATAGATGATATAGATTTGTCAAATTGAAACTCAAGTTTCTTTATTTCTGCATCTTCCATATCGCCTATGTCTTTATAGTTTTTGTCAAGCCGAATAACAGTAATTAAAGATCCAAGTTTTTCAATTAACTTATCTTTCATTATGCTACCAGCCTCATCGTTGTCTGCAATTAGTACAACATTTGTGAAGTACTTTTCTAATAATCTAGTTTGTGAATTAGATACATTAGCCCCAAGAGTTGCAACTGCTGGGAATCCTATTTGGTCTAGCCGAATTGCATCAAAAGATGATTCAACTACGTATACTGTGCCAGATGATTTAACTCTGTGCAAATTAAATAATATCTTACCCTTTGGTAATCCTGGAGTATTCTTAAAATCTTTTCCTTCAATGGTTCTTGCAACAAAGCCAAGACACATTCCGTCTGGGGAATGCATTGGAACTGTTACTGAATCTTGTTTTTCTGAATATCCTAATGAAAATTTTGACCAAGATGCTGGTTCAATTTTTCTATACTTAAGATAATTCTTTGCCTTATCTGATACTGTAAGTTGGTTGTATAAACGCTTTAATATTAATTCATCATATTGAACAAACTCTGGTGGCGCAACTAAGGTCTTGTTAACAAGTTTTTCAATATCGTTTTCTGTTTCTTTGCTTTTAATATATCTAACTGCTTCAAAATATGTTCGTCCAGACATATGCATAATAAATTCTTCTAGGTTCTTTGTTGTTTGGCATCCAAAACAAAAGAACAGTCCGCTATCCTTAGCAACTTCCCCAGCAGGAGTTCTGTTGTTATTATGATATGGGCAAAAGATTATATAGTCATTACCAAACTCTGCCTCAATATCCACTCCTGCACCTACAAGAACACGTTTAATCTGTTCTTGTGTATAAACATTACTTGTCTTCATAGTCTTTATACCTGTAGTATCCTTTGTCAAAATCTACCTGAACTAAGAAATCACCCATGTATCCATTACGGTTTTTGCGGAATACACATTCAATAATATCACTATTGGTTGCACGACCTAGTGCCATAACCCAGTCAGCATCGTAAGCAATCTGTCTTGACCAAGCAGTTTGTCCAAGTGTTGGAGGACTTGATAGATCTTTTACATCATCGGGGGTAGCAGAGGATATAGCGATGATAGGTACTTCTTCGCTAATGGACATTAGTTTAAGTTCTCTTGAAAGGTTCTTCATTCGTACCGTTTCAGAATCAGCCTTTTGGTTTGGAGACATGAGTTGTAAATAGTCAACAACGACAAAGTCTGGACGGTACTGATCAATCTTTCCACGAATAACAGAAGGTGTTACTTCTCCACCGCTATCATTAGAAATAATATGAAACTCTGGACGACCTTCAACTTTGTTATGATGCCATTTCTTTAGCATGTCAATTTCTACTTCGCCATTAGATAATTTTCTATGTGACCAAAGACCTTCACCCATAATAGCAAGAACACGATTACGAACCTCTGTCTCACTCATTTCAAGTGAAATAATCATTGGTGACTTTCCTTGCTTCCATGCCTGCACTGCAAAGTAAAGAGCAAGCCAAGACTTTCCAATTCCTGGATATGCAAGGAATACACCCAACTGCCCTGGCATAATTCCAGAAGGCAAGTAATTGTCAAACCCTGGAAGACCAGTCTTAATTCCAACATGCCCAAGTTCTTTTTGCTTCTGTACATTTTCAAAATATAGAACAGCAGAGTCAAGATCTGTTGCATCAATGTCACGGATAGCAGAGGTATTCTTTTTTAATTCAGATGTCTTTGTTATTAGGTGTTCAAGTGCTTCTCCACCGTTACCGCTTTGAACTTCTCCTGCAGCATTACGCAAAATATCTTTTAGGCTATCGTTAAGATATTCTACCTGTAACTCTGCTAGATGATGCTTAGTTGCTCCAACTCCAGCAACTGGTTCAAAATCTCTAAACTTCTCTCTTACTAAATCTGCTGGTGGAATGCACTGGTTGTTTTCTGAATAAAGACGAATAAAGTTCCAGACATCGTTATGGGTTCTTAAAAGGTTTTCAACATTTGCCTGCAGCAGGACGTGAATCTGCTTGTCTTGTAATAATGCAGAAATAACTTTTGCCTCTGTATTATTCACTCAACCACTCCTTTGCTAATTTTCTACGTACCATTCGATCTTTAATGTCTTGTTCTGTTTCTGCTTTACCGTTTAATATTTTTTCTGCATTATATGAAAAATAATTCCAAGAAGGTTCTTGTGCAATAGAAAAGTAATACTCTAACAAGTCATAGCACTGAGCAATACCGTATGACTCTACAAGGCCGTCAGCAGCCCACTGCTCAACGTTTAGGTTCATGTTAGACTTCTGGCCGTACTTCTGTAGGTAAAACTTATTAAACCTACTAAGCAAAGCCATTCGGTCTTTGCGGTCAGCCATTGCTATTCGTTTATTTCAGACTTTGCTTCTTGAATCTTATCAGTTAGTTTGTCTTCAACAAACTTGTAAATACGCTCAAAGGCTTCATCAACATTCTCGCCCTCACGCTTTGAATCAACAATACCAAGGTCAAGTCTTAATGACTGGAAGTTGCCAAGATTTAAAGTATAGCCTAGTGTTACATTGATTTTTGTATTTTCGTTTTCCATTTTACCCCACCTAATTTGTTTGTTTTTACAATTGTAGCACACTCTAGCCGATTAGATATTTTCTGACCAAACTGGAATATACCTTCCATCTTCTGTCTTTGTATATGTAAGTATACCTTCTCCCATTCGCCTTGTCAACTCTTGACTTGTAGGAGTCATGTTATTTGTTATTAATTTATCTTTTCTTGGTTGTCCAATATGTATTGTTGCCAGGATAGAACAAATCTCTCTAACATGGTCTTCTGAATAATAAGATCTAATTTGCCAACCAGTCTTACCATCAATGCTTGATCCAACTGGCGCAGGAATGACTCCTCGTTTTATTAATCTTGGCATATATTTTCTATGACGATTAACTAACTTAGCAGTCTCTGCAACAGTGTAAGCCTTTTTCCTATTTCTTCTAAAGTCAGAACGCAGGCATGTCTCTAGTCTATCTTTGTTAATATTATAAACAGTTACCATTCCTGTTGATCTAGAACTGTGATGAAGTCTTACTAAGTCTCCGTTAAGAAACCATATTTTTTTACCGCCAGGAATTATAGGTTCGCTATTATATGCTTCGCTCTGAATTTTTCCTTTTGCAGTAACCATTTTCCCTCCGCAGACTCGCTAGGTGGATGATAAAATTTTCTATTTCCACACTTAACACAATATGTTTCTAGATGGTCTATGTTTGAGTGTATTCTATCAACAAACATCTTTCCTTCACATCTTTCACACGCCATATTAATTTGGAACACCAATAGCAATAAGATTTACGCCAATGGTTGCAGTTCCAGAAACACCGTACCTTACTGTAAATCCAGCCTGTGTAGTTGTTACGGATGTTAAAACTACTGTAGTATTAGATCCAGCCGTTGTTCCACTAGTGTTTACAACTGACAAAGTTATAATTGGTGGATACTTAAAGTTAGAATAATCAATAGAGTAAGACTTTTCTTGTCCAGCAGTTACGGTTTCGTTATTTGCAATTGCTTTAAATCTTCCAATAAACTTTGTGTTAGAGGTTTTTAAACTTTGTTTTTCTGATCCAACTACATCAATGTCAGTATAGTTGTAGGTTGCATCGGAAACCTGTGCCGACAAAGTATTCAAAGTATCGACTACCTGATAGATGTATGTTACATCAAGCGGCTGTCCTCTTTCGGGTAATGCTATTCTTGCCATGTATTCCTCCTATTTAATTATACCAAAGACACTGAGCCAGAGTCAAAGATATTTAGTGCTGCCTTAATTTCTTTTTTTGATGAAACAATTTGAACTTTTACTCTGACTGTAGTAGTCCCAGTTTTTAAAAATGAGTACGAGTGTACTTTTGATGTCCCGTGATAAAAAAAGTCGCTTGAGTCAAACTTAACAAAAACATCGTATTCTGGGTGATTGTTTGCATCACCCCATACTGCCGTAACAATATTACCTGCCTTAGAGACTGCTCCACTAACTGACTCTATCAACTCTCCAGAAATATTATAAACTGGGGACCAATGAGAAGTTCTGTTTCTATCGTCAGAAACAATTCTATATCTTAAATTATACTTTAAAGTATCGTGATCAATTGGAGGAAGAGATGATTTTAAAATACGTAATTTTTTTATGTTTGCATCAACCATTACGTCACCCCAATAGAAAATCTAAATTCAACGTAGTTGTTTGTATTAGGAGATTTAATAATTGTTGTAGCATCATCATTCTTAATGACAGAGTATCCTGTTAAACCATATAATGGATTAACCGTTGCTACGTTTTCAAGTCTCATTGCGTCTAGTGCAATATAATAATCTGAAGTTGGATGCAAGCCTCCGCTTAAACTATCAAAAATAGAAACATAAATCTTTACTACATTAACTGCATCCCAGGTAAAGTTTTGACTCTTGTATAATTCCTGCAATTGTTTTGAAACAACAAAGTATCTGTTTGTTGCAAAGTCATATCCATCAACACCGTCTTCAATATTAACTTCAAACCTAGCATAAATGCTTGGATTTGTTTGGTCAGTTCCTGCAAAGTCAACAAGAATTCTTATTGTATCTGGAATTGCGGCGGATCCTCCATCTCTGTTTACCAAAGAAAATGCAAGTTTTAATTCATCAATTGGAGAGTTTCTTGAAAAATCAACGTTTGGAGATGTAAGGTGTATATGATTTCCAGAATCAATAACAATATTGTCAACTCCACCAGAACCGCCACCACCCAAACTTAGGTCTGAGTCATCTCCCTGCATCAATATTGTATTATTTAAAAACCTTGCTCGCTCATATCTTGCAACACGATCTGTATTATAAAAAATAGAATTATCTGCATTGGTCTGAAACACACCATTTGCTGTTCCTGTTGCATTTATAATATCGTCATCATTTGGATCTAGTGGTACAGAAACTATAGGAATCGCTATTGCAGCAGAGGCTGTATGGTATTCCCAGTTTTCTCCCTGGGTAAATGCAAACACTGTCTTACTATCCTGTGCTCCAGCAGATGGATTAGATCCAGCAGAGTATAGGCCTACCTCTGTTATTTCGTATCTTTCTTCTGTTGGTAGTTCTGCGGTAAGAACAATCTTATCAATACCGTTTTCATTTACAAAACCTCTAGATGATATGGGAACTCTAAACATCTCAAAATCAAGGCTTTCTTTTGTTGCAAAGTTATCAGCAACGTCTTCTGTTTGAAGCGGGATAGGACCACAACCCACGGCTAGGTATGAGGCATAGGCTGGTGCCTGACCAAGCATATATTTTCCAATAATGCTTTTACCTTTATTAGTTATCATGACGTAGTTGCTCCAAAGTCTGCTTCATATATTGTACCATTTAACGACACTTCAACCTCAAAAAGTTCATCCTTGTTTAAACTAACTCCCTCAATAATTAGGTCTCCAGTTGCATCGTCAAAATAAACATTTGAACCGTTGGGTCCATTGCCCTCAATAGGTACTTTCTCTTCAAACTTTATGGGAAAATTAGCAAAGTACTTTTCAGAGGTAGCCTGTAATCCAAGAATATTATTTGGGTTATATTTTTGTTGAATTAGACCAAGGTTCTTGATGGGAGTGTAAGATACTTGCTGTCCATTAATAATGTCGTTTCTAGCAATATTTATTAATTCGTGTCCACCAATATCCTCAAAAATTAAATCAGCCATTATTTCAATAGACATAGAGTCATCATTAAATAACACTGTATCTATTGGTGCTGTTTTTACTGGATTTGGAGGTGCACTATTTGAAACAGATGTTGACGATGGAGTTTGCGGAGTTGCTGATACCATTTTTATACCTCACTTAAGTAAACTGTCATGCTTGGTCCAGAAATAGACCTAGCGTATTCTATATTATAAATAACGAACCTTGAAAGATCTGAAGTAATTAGATCAAGTCCTGATGAATCTTTATAATCTACTGTGACTATGTCTCCAAGTTGCAAGGTTGGTATGCTAAATAAATTAATGCCAATAGATTTTTTTGGAACCATTACTTTATTTATGATCCAGCCCAGCATGGCTTCTGCATCATCTTGTGTTTGTATGTATGTACTATCAATACTAAACTCATTTTTTCCATAGGTTAACCTACTTAATTTAATTTCATCATACCTTGATTTTTCAACTAATGGAGAATAGGTGAGGGTGCTGCCTACTAACTCTGGGTCAGACAAATTACCACGTTTTTTAAAGAACTCATCTACTGTTAATTCATGAGTTGTATCTTGAGTAAAAGTAATGCCTTGAATTCTTAAAAAATTTCCAGTTGTTTCATCTAAGTTTAAAGCCTTGTCAGTTGAATTAAAGACTAAAAACTCAGCGCCATAGGAGTTTGCGTAAAAACCAGAAGTTGTGTATCCCTTTGTTTTGCTAAACGTTGGCGATAGTTGTGCATAAAGTGCTGGGTAAGCACGATCATATTTAATATCAAAATATGCACATTCACGCATAATAGAACCAAACTCTTCAAAATACATATTATAGTTTGGTGGCTGCTGTGAACTTATTCCAGATAGATATGTTGACTGTACAACACCACTCATAGCATATTTTCTAAAAGACTCGTTGACATCAACTTGGGAATCACCAAACTGTCTTGACAATGTTTCCCCTACAACAAAAGATGTGTTTTGGCTATAGTTTTGTGATAGAGCATAAATGTTTTCAAACATACACTTAGAAGATCCACGAACAAATAAAGCCATGTTATTGTAGACTGGAAGCGGATCACTATCGTCTACTACTTTAATAAGTTGATTATTTATGTATAAATAAAACCTTCTTGTTTTTCCAATGTCCTCATACTCTACTGATAAATCATATACTGTTGAATTTTCTTCCGAAGCCATTCTTTGTTGTCCAGAAAACCTACCGTCGTCTACAAGTATTTTTGCTAAGCCGCCCCAGAGTTTAACTGGAATTGCATTGGCACTGCTAGATTCTTTTTTAATTTTATAAAACACAACATTATTAATTGATACTTCTGCTTGATTATCTTTATTTAATTTTAAATAAGGAGTAATGTTATCTTCACTTAGGGCAATTATTTCAAAATAATATCCGTTGTTTGTTTCTGGATTCAACAAAACCGCAAGACCTCCAGAGCCTCCGCCAATGTTAACGTTCTGATCTGGTTGGCTTCCGCTAACCTGATAATAAGGAATGCTGCCAAGTGCTGTTTGTGTTGAAGCAATATTATTTTGAATTTTACCTACGATACGCATTCTTGTTCCAAAATGTTTATATGCATTATCTAGGTTTTTATAAACATATGAAACAAAGTTTAGTGGTGTTTCCGTAGTTTTAAATGCTGGTCCGTTAAATACTAAAGCAGATGACTGAATTGTTCCAGTCTGTGTTGCTGGCAAACTATTAATATCTGTATCTGTTAGATTGCTTGTTGCCATAAAGTTTTTGATTATGCTATTTCTTGTTGATTGACCTGCAACTGTATTGCTTACTCCTGCTGCACCAGTTGTTGTTGCTGGCAAAGTTACATATTGGTCTAGTGTGGTTGTAAATAGGTATTGGGTTTTCATATCAACACCACGAACATTGTTGTTGTTGGTCCAATAAGAATTTACTCCAGCGTAGTGATCAGTTATTTTTGTTCCAAACTGACCACGACCATGATCTACAACCGCTCCATTTTGAAGTCTGCTTATTCCATTAACTGTTTCGTAGTATGGAGTTGAGTATATTCTTACCAATCCCGTTGGATATATTTTTCCATTAAACGGAATAGATGCAAAATATTTTTGATACTCTTGATTGCTACTAATCCAGACATTTCCAACACCAGTTATGCTAAACTCTGCGGCATCGTATTTAATAATCTCACCGTTAGAATACAAGTATCCGTTATATCGTGTTAGCCAATATACGTTTTCTCCAAGATCAATTATGTTATTTATTACAACGTGCCCTGAAACCGTAGGAGCAACTGCAAGAATGTCTGAATTTAATGGCATAGCCCCAAGGACATAACTACCCTGCTTAGAGGCTAACTCATTTATGGTTTTTGTTGAGTCTGTTCCAGCAACTTCCCACAAAAGTGATGGCTTGTATATCCATGTTTTTTCTTTATCAATCATGCTTGACTGTTGGATTGATCCATAAGATCTTTGAATATATCTTGTTGTGTAGTTAATTTTTCCATCATTGTAAACTTTTTTATCTTGTGATGCAACAGACAGTATGTTTGGAAGTTTCCCAGATGTAGCATTTTCCACTACGCCAGAGTCTGTTTGATTGTTTGATCCAGAAACAACAAAGTCTGTTTCTCTTTGTGCTAGGGTAGGCATTAAATAGTCTTTGCTCATTACAACAAAATTATTATACTCATCAAAGAACATTGCTGTTTGTGTTGATACGGCTAGTTGATTTAAAACTTCTGCAACATTTTGGTCTGGAGCAATAAAGAAGTAGGGGATAATTGGATCGTTCTCTCCATCAACCCTTTTAAATGTGTAGTTGCTAAATCCAATATAATCAAGTAAAAGAGATACGGCATAACTTAAGGATGTTTGAGTTGTTAAAAGTCTTGGAGCAGGCATTGATTCTAGGAAAAAATAAAAATCTCTTAACTCTAAAGAAAGGACTGCTCCAGTAATATCTGCTTGTGGAAATCCTTCTGAGTATAGTGTTTTAATAGGAACTGAATACTCATCCCCCTGAACATCAAAAATTGACTCATAAAAAATAAACTTAATATTTTTTCTAATATAACTAGAAACAATGCTGGCAGAGTTATTTTCATTAAATGCTTGATCATCATCAAATAAAGACAAAGACCCAGTTGAGGCAAGCAGTTGTCCTACTGGCAAAGATGTTGTACCTATGTCTGATAAAACTTTCTTTATATTAAAATCAATTACTTTATTTGAAATATCTACAACAAGTCTAGGAGACATTTCAATTAAATCAAAAGTAGAGTCAAACTTATTCATTGTTTCTACAACAACTCTAATACCACGAACATAAGCAAACTCTCTGTATGTTGTTAGGTTGTTTTCGTTATTTGTAAATAACTCTGGGCTCGTTAGATCGGTAACAAAACTTGTTGAACTATTTAATACGCCAGCCCCAAGTATCCATCCATATTCTGGAATAAATGTATTATATTCTGCATTTTCTTCATCCCAAATATAAAACAAGCCACGTTCGTTTTCATTTTCAACTACAAGATATGCATATCCATTTATTGAATCTTCTGGAAGAAGTGTACTAGATGATATCTTTTCTGTAAATTTAAATGTTGACTTATACTGATTTGGAATCTTAAGTCCATACTCCAACTCAACATAGCCATCTTCTGAAATAATTGCTGTGTTGTCATCTCTAACAGAGTTTTCATTAAATGAATAAGCATCAATCCAGTCATTGCCTTTTAAATATTGAATATTCCATCTAACTGGTGTTGTCTTGTTTGCCACCCCATATAGTGGGTCTCCTAATGATCCAGACTGAGTTATCATAGTTCCCATGTTTACAGTGCCAACATTTGTTTGCATTTTTACAACAAGCCTGTTTGCTGGAACAGGATTTTTATAAACTACAAAAGGAACTGAGTCATCAATATAGTTAAGAGAGTTTAATATATTATTTGCAATACCTCTTTCAATATTATCCTCAGTTCTAAAAGATGACCAATATTTAAACTCATCATATTTTGATGGCATATAATATCTTGGTCTAAGGGTCATTGATGATCCAGAGTTTGCAAGATATCTATTATTAAAATAAGAGGCTTTATTAATTCCAGATCTAGGTCTAAAAGGTTTTATGCAATCTTCTAAGGAATAAAGCATTTTAATTTTTTCTTTAGTTGATGTAAAAAGTTGTGGAACTTCTAGGTTTGTATATCCGCCATCAATAACTACATCTGCATCCGTTGCACCAGTATAATAATTACCAGCATCTAAGTTATCAAAAGTCAAAGGAAGTGTTTTGTATGTCACATCTGAGTCTAAAGGTCTATATCTATAGTTGCCCAGTTTATAAATATTATCTGGCATATTCATATTCCACTCAGCCAAAACCAATGACTGAAGACTTATTGTTGAGGATGTTTCTAAATGTGTCTTTAATGTCTCACTAACAAACATTTAGACCTCTTCCAGTGTTACCGAAATATTCCAAAGATCGTGGTTTGAGCCACCACGTTTTACAACAGAATAGTTAAAGTCTGCAATATAAACCTGAATAATCTGATTGTATTGAGCAAGATGTCCATAGTCTGCATCAGCCTTACCAAAGTTTGAGTACTTGTCGTATGCCAAAAACATCCAGAAAGGGCCTGTATGGTTTTCATACCAGTCAAGTAGTTCTACTCCGCCTGCTCCGCCATCTGCTGTAAATTCTCCTGTTGTATTTTTGTCAGGGGATAAACCAGTAGATAAAAACCCTGCATCCTGATAGTATGACCTTGATGGTAGATTGTTCCAGGAAACTGACATTGTTAGTTTATCTGCTATGTGATATGAACGCATACGTCCATTAATGGTTCTTTGTCTTTGTTCTATTCTTGTGGGGGTAAAATTTAATTCCCCACGATTATGGTCTGAAAGAATAAGAAACTGATTAATTAGATCTGGATCTGTAGAAGCAGAAAAGTTACCTTGTACTTCAAGGCCAGTGGGCAGGTATACCCCATTAGAGAGCGTACCAGGGTTCTCAGACCATAGCAGAGCCTGGGGGCGTTCATACCTACGTCTACCTGTTAAATACGCTGCTGTAGCCATTTAGTCCCTTTGTGTCCTAATTCTTTGTGAGTCAACTTGTCTAATTTGTGTCATAACAACTCTTGCAATATCCTCTGGATTTGCATCAGATTTAACATTGACGTTTAGATTATAATTATACACCTTCTCGCCCTGGTATGATCCATTATTCATAGCCTTCATTTTATTGGTGCCATATGAATCAACTGCATATTTGCTCATTACAAATTCTCCAGGAGTAAGCATTGCTGGAACAACATCTGTTCCTCTTGCTTTTCCACCTACCGCAAAATACTTAGGCTTAACCATTCCACCAGCAGCCATGTATCTAGGAACCATTCCACCAGAAGACATAGCCATCATATCAAGTCCGCCGCCACCACCGCCACGCATATTTGGATCAACTGTTGGCAATGTTGCATCATATGCTTTTTGTTTTGCTTTAAGATCTGCTAAAAGTGCATTAATAATAGTGCTATTTCCAGTAAGAAGTCCTGCTTCATAATCTGCTTGTGCTTGATCAAGTTCTGTAACTGTGGCTATAAATTTGTCTAGTGCTGCAATGTCTGCTGGAGTACTTTCTGGTGCTACATATTCATTTAACTGACCTGGAACAGGTCCACCACCTGCTGATAAATTTTTAAACGTACCCATGCTTGCAAATATTGCAGCAAGTTGCTTAGCATACTCTATTGCTTTTAAAATTTCACTTTGCAAATCAATTGTTTCTGCCTCTGCTCCAGCAATTCCTGCTTGAACCTCTATCCATTCAAGTTCTAAAGCATAAAGTTTATCTAATTCTGCATTCTTTTCATTTTCTATTGCAATTAAATTATCTTGCTTTGTTCTAAGTTCTGCTTGTGCTGCTAAAAGTCTTCCATTTGTTATTGCATAAATCTTATCTTCTTCAACACGAATGTCAAGTAAAATTTGTTTTCTTAGATTTTCAAGAGGAAGAATGTTATCTTTTTTAATCTTTGCAATTTTGGCTTCAAGGATTTCCCTACCCTCTTCAAGATTGTAAATTGCTTGAGTTATTTCAAATTGGCGTTGCTCAATTTCTAGTCTAGTTTGACCACTAGCAGATCTTAGGTTTGCAATCTCTTGTTCTCTTGCTATGCTTAATAAGTCTCCAGCACCAGAGGCTGCTTTCTCTGCTGCTGTAGATCGCATATCTTGTGCTATTTGTGCTGCTGCAGAAATGTCTCCCTGTGACAAAGCATCTGCAAGAGATATTCTTTGTTTTTCCTGTGTAATTAAATCTTGATTTATTTCAGAGATTTTGGCTAATGCTTCTTCTTGTGCATCATATTTTTTATTAATTGACCCCGCTGCTTTGTCAATTAAAGTTAAATCATTTGACAGGTCGGAAGTTTCTTCTTGAAACACTGCAATTGGTTCATCAAACTTGCTAGAAATCTCTTCTTGAATTGTAGTAATAGCTTCTTCAAATTTTCTAAGTGGGACTGTAACCCTATTTTGAATTTCTGCTTCTTTTGCATTTATTCCTGTTTGAATGCTTTCAATTTCTTTTTCAATAGCGTCAACAGTATCTTTTGCTTCTTGAACTGACTGCTCACCATCAAAGATTTTTCTAGCATACTTACCATCAATAGCCTGCTTTGTTAATGAGAAAAACTTATTAACCTTTTGTGCTACTTTATCAAATTCGTTTTGTGCTCTTTGAAGAGGAGTTAACTGATCATTTGCATAGTCTGTTTGAACTTTCTTTAATTCTTTATATGCATCTATTAAGATTTTAGTGTCTTCAACATTTGTTGTATGACTTAGCGCTAAAGCAAAATTAGCATCTGTAAGCATTTCTGCTGCCTGAACATTATCTAATCCTGCATCCTTTAACTTACCAAACTCTACTCTTTGTGCTGCTATTGATTTAATTGCTTCTTCTGTTGATGAACTATATTCTCCTAGTACTTTTGCATCATATGCCTTCTTTACTAGTTCACCAGTAGGTGTTAGTTTAACTATTCCATTTTCAAGATCTGTTGTACTTACATACGCTTTTTTAACAGCCTCATCTAAACCACCAACAAAGTTAATAAAGTCTAGGTTTCCTGATTGATCTAACAATGCTTGGTTTAACCCAACAAACCCCTTTAGAAGTAATCCATCATTAAATACACGCTTAAGTTCTTTTAGTCCGCCCTCTGCGTTAATGCTTGCATTTCTTGTTAATTTTAATGTAAGCAATAAGTCGTCTAGAGTTGTATCTCTACTTCCTTTTGTATCCCCGCCAGTTGGCCCACCCTTTGGAACCTTTGGCTTAATCTGTGCAGGAGCATACTGTGGCTTTGCTGCTTGCATTGCAAGATCTTCTCTTATTTTTGCTTGACCTGCAGGACTGTTTAAGAAATTCTCAACAGTCATTGCTCCGCCTGCAGCCTTTAATCGTTTTTGTGTTTCTGCTTTCATTTGTTCTGGAGTTATTTCTTGAAAAGCAGTAATGACTGTTAACATTGCAGTCTTCTGTTGGTTCTCAGGTAGGCTCTTAATCCAATCAAAGTTTGCTTTAACTGCTTCTAACGCTGCAATAAATCCTTTATCTGCACCAGCCTTACCTGGTCCACCCTTACCATTTTCTGTTGCAATTAAATCAACAACTGCTTTAACGCTAACGTCTTTAATATTGTTTACTTTGTTTAATTGACCAGTTAGTGTTCTTAACTTACCAATAGCATCACCCTTAAGGAATGCATTAATGTCAAAGTCTTTTGGCATAGTATTAAGAATTGCAAGGGTTGCATTTAAATCATCAAACTGAGTCTTATCTTTAACTAAATTAATATCAATAAATAGTTGTTTCTTTGTTTTATCATCTAACTTTTCAATGTTTAGGTTACTTAATAAAGTCTGAATCTCTCCAGCCCCGTGTGTTGTAACCATAAGATCAAGATTTTTGGTTAATCCTTCATTATCTCCCTTAAAGATTCCCATTAAGTTTGTCAGTAGCAATGGGTTTGTTCCAGATCCAGCAAGTGCTGTTATCTTTAATTCTAACGACTTGCTTCCAGTTCCTGCTGCTAGTTTAAGCATTGGGTCAAGGAATGGTTCACTTTGTGTACCCTTAACTTTTGCTCTTGCCTGTTGTCTAGCACCTTCCATAAATGCAGCGGTGACACCACTATCATTTTTTGTTAACTTGAAGGCATCTTGCATTACCTTAAGGTTGTCTGCATTTGATTTGTTAAGTTTTGCATTATCTTCTAAATTTTTATCCGTTGCTTCTTTAATTTGATTTTGAATATCTAGTTTTGCTTTTGCTGTTTTTGCTGCTTTTAAATCAACATTAAGGCTTAGTAATTTTTTATCATACTCATAGTTAGTTGCATCAATTTGAGCCTGTGTAATTTCAAGGTTTTGAACAGAGGCAGCACCTGCTGCAGAGGCAATTGATTTATTTGTTCCAATCTTATTAAGGAATCCTTTAGGATTAAATATACCCCTTATGCCATCAGAAGATGCAGATTCTGTAAGTCCAGATATAATGTTTTTAATATTATCCTGGCTTTCTTTAACTATCTCAAGTCTAACTCTAATTGGATCCTTTAATATGTCTGATCCATCTGGTCCAATAATAGAAGTTAAGTCTCCAACAATTTTTGGATATAAAGACATATCTTGGAAATCTACAGCAACTTGTCTTGCAATATCTCCCGCTTGTATTCCAGTTATTACTCCGTCTGAAACAAGACCAGATAATTGAAGGGCAAAACTTTTAACCGCTGGACCAGTTCCAGATTTAAGCAAGTCATCTTGGAATCCCTTAAATATTTCTTTTCCAACTTCAGATGCTGCAAAGGAAGTTCCAAACTGTTGACCTGCACGGTCATAATTTTTTGTAAATTTATCAGATGAAGCATTCTGTCTTTTAATTGACATAACTTCTGATGCGCTAAATGTATTTGTTAAGGCTGCAATTTTTTTCATTTTCTCTGTTGTTGCAGAGATAGAGTCTATATAGTCAGATTGTTTTTTTGCAATCTTTATGTTATTATCATTTATAATTTTCTGAATAAGTGTTCCAGCGGCAAGAACAGTAACAATTGCTGCTAACGCTCTACCCCATGGAGTCATAGAGGCAACCATATTTAAGATTCCAGTCTTTAACATTGGTAAAAGCATTGTAAGAACTTGAAGACCAATAGCAAGTGGAAGAATCTTGTGGGCAAGTTCTCCAATTTTTCCAGGTAAGAATGAAGCACCAATTGCCACCATACCAAATGTGTTTGCCATAGTTGTAATTTTTGGTCCAAGGTTTTTTGTTTCTTTGGTTACCTTTTTGTTTTCATCAGTTGACTCGTTAATAGACTCTACAAGTTTAGATTGTGCAACTCTTGTCTTTTCTGCAATTTGTGATTGTGTTGTTGACCCGTCAGAAAATGGGATGGCTGTAGATCCAACTGCAGGAGCCTTTTCATATCCTGGGAAAAAAACTTTGCCAATACTCTTTGCTGGTGTTTTTACTACTCTTTTCTTTCGTGGAACTCTTGTAAATTTATTGTCTGCCAATTTTCCAGTATCAGGCTTTGCTCCCTTTGGCTTTTTCTCACCCTTAATTTTTTCTATCTTTCCAGTTTTTTCATCTAGAAGAGATTCTTTATTTGTAACAAATGCTGGCTCTACTGCAGAATGCATTTTATGAATACCACGCCAGTCTGTATATTTACCCTTTACAAGTCTTCTATACATGTCTCTATATGCTTTGGCTTCATTTGGATCTGTCATTGGTATTGATCTAAGAGTTTCTTTTACTATTGGAGTAATTCTTTCTATTTCAGCAATCATTGCTCTGTGGTATTGATCTGCAGTCATCCCCTTTGGAATATCTGCAGTTGAAAAAGCAAAGTCTTTACTTAGTCCACGACCTCCTGGTGCTCCAAGTAGATTAATTTCTGCTTGACCAAGCATTGAGTTTATGTTAGCAGAATAATCTCTTCTTCCAGATGCTCTATCAAATACTCCTGCTGCACCTGGATCTGTCACAATATTACCAGAAAGGTTTCCTCGTTTTAGATCTTTGTCTCCACGAAGTAAAGATGCTGTTAATTGTTTAAAATATTGTTTTTTTGTAAATTTTCCTGTCATTTTTTCTTCTGCAAATCTTGGATCAAAGGCAGATTCTAAAACAATAAGTTTTCTTCTTTTATTATTTGGATCTGTCATAGTTCTCATAACTTGTTCAGGTGCTGTTAATCCAATTGCTTTATGAATTTTGTTTATATTTAATTCAGCCCTTGCAGATTTTTCATCAACCATTGGTTTAACAAATACTCTAGTACCATCTGGTTTTTCGTATACTCCACCGATAGACCTATCACCTGGAAAACTATATCCTGCTGATTTTGCTATTTGCTTTCCAAAGTCTGTAGGTTTAACTTTTGCCATGCTACTAGACTTTACATCTGCATCAATCCTTTTCATTTCTGCTAAAGATTCTTTACTTAATCTTTTTCTTGTTACTTTAACTTCTTGAGACGGACCAAGTTCAGGCCTTAGACCTACGTTATTACTTTTTGAACTTGCTCCTCTTGCCAAAAATACATGCGCCTTAAGTTTTTCATCGTAAACGTATTCACCGCCAACCCTTTCTTTGCCACCTCTACCTTTTCCTTTTATAATAACATGCTCGTTATCTGGAAGTGGAAAGTCTGTATGGCTTCCAATTACACTAGATAGTTTTCTTGGTTTGCCATCTTTGTCTAATGGGGTTGGTTTTCCTTTATACTCTGTAGCATCTCCATCGATTATAGTAACTGGCAAATTTGCAAGTGTTCCTGCGGCTATGGCTTTTCTAAACTTTTGTTCTAGTATTTTTGGATTATGAGATAAACCTTTTCCAAGGCCATACTTTGATTTGGACTCAAGGAGTCCACGCATTGACTCATATGTTTTTGTTATTTTTGCTTCTGGTGGCAGATCTTTAAAAGATTGTTTAATTATATCATCTGTGACCTTTCCACCATTTTTTGCCGCCTCTTCTTTAATTTTTTTCAACATTGCATCATCAATAATTTTGTTATCTGTTCCGTGAAGATTTTCTATCATAAACCTTTGTTCTGTTGCATTCCATTTTCCTGGACCTTGAGATAACCACTCTTTTTCAAAAACATTAATTGGAACACCACTTTTTTTAGCAAGTTGATTGTTTAATTCTGCATCAAAAGAAAACCCTAAGCCTCCATAATTTAAAACACTTCCTGATTGTCCAGTATTAGCCCTTACTATTCCATCTACAGCATTTATTCTTGCTTTGTCATATGCTGTTAATCCAGGAGTTTGTTTTATATAGTCTTGTGCAAGAAGGGATTCTGCTTTGCCGACATGTGTAAATGCATCTTTTGAAGACATCTTTGTTTCTTTTTTACTTGCTTGAGTTACTTTTGTAGCACCGCCATTAAATCCTTGAAGTTTTCCATTAACCATTGCATCAATAATTGGTTGGAACTGAGGATCTTGTGCAACTGGTGCAGGAATAACTGCTTCTCCAGGAGTAAGCATGGATGCTACGCTATCTTTATTTCCTGTACCTGGAACATAAGTCGCTCCCTTGGCATATGAGAATGGAATATTCTTTACTCCAGGCTTTGCTCCAGTAGCAGCCTTACCAGCCCTGCCAGCCATCATTCCTGGATTTGCCATAGCAAATTTTGCTGCAGCAACTGTTGCTGCAACATATGCTGAACGCAGTGCTGACACTGCTCCTGTTTCTAACTCAAACTGTTGTGTAAGTCTAGTATGTGCTTGATTAAGAGATGCAGCAACTGTAGTGGCTTCAAGTTGTTCTGCAGTTAAATAGTTAGTTGTTGCTGCAAGGTTAGATGAGTCTCCACTCATTTTTAAGAATCCAACACGGAGTGCTAAGAATAATTTAATAATATTAGCAAGACCATTAGCCAACAAACCAAATGTCATAAGTAATACTGGACCAATAAATCCAACAAGGCCTGTTGCAATTACAAGAAACTTTTTTGTTCCTTCTCCTAAATTGTTAAATTTATCAAGAACATTTCCAACAACCTTTACAACTGGTGTAAGTGCTTTTAAGAATGCTTCTCCAATTGGAACAAGTGTAAGTTTTAGTTTTTCTATTGATTCCCTAAAGTTAACACCAACAGCATTTTCTACTGTCTTTAATTCTCGTTCTGATATAATTGCAAGTTCTTCTACTGATGCCCCAGCAAGTTGTAAAACCCTTGATGCCTGAGTTCCATCTTTTGTTACGTTCTGAAATAGTGTTGATAAGCGTGAAAATTGAAACTTTCCAAAAAGTTGCTCAATTGCACGAGCACGGTTAAGTGGATCTAAGGTATCTAATGCTTGAGAAAAACCAATTACTGTGCTTCTGATATCACCTTTGTTTGCTTCAACAATTCCTTTAATGTTAATTCCAAGATCTCCAAGGAATGCACTGGCTTTTGCAGATGGATTAATTAATGATGCAAGTCCAGACTTTAATGCGTTAGCACCTTCTGATGCATTTATTCCACCCTCCTTCATAGCGGTAAGGAAGAATGCAAGATCTTCTACATCTCCACCAAGTTGTTTAATAACTGGTCCAGCCTTTGGAATAGCAATTGTTAAATCTTCAATAGATACTACTGTTTGGTTTTCAACTGCGTTAAGAAAGTTTATCTTGCTTGTTAAATCTTTAGTGGCAACACCAAAAGCATTTGTTAGAGATATTGTTGTTTCTAGTGCCTGCTCTTGTTCGACCCCGCCAAGTACTGCAAGCCTTGTTGCTTCTGCTACTTGTGCTGTAAGTTCTGCACCAGTCTTACCCATAGCAGCAGCATCTGCAGCCATCTTAACGGTATCTGCAACTGCTACACCATACTTTGTAAATTCTTTTGCAAGAAGTTGAATGTCTGCAAGGGCTTTAGTTGTTTCGTCTGATGTGGTAAACATGCTTCCATAAACACGCTTAAATCTAATGGCCTGTTTTTCAAGATCCATAAATACTTTTCCAGCAACACTTCCAAGGTATAGAAGTGGAACAGAGAATCCAACCATTAACTGACGGCCAGCCCATTGAGTATTCTTACCAAAGTTTAAAAGATTTGTTGAACCTTGTCTAACTAGTTGATTAAATAGTGCTTGCTTTTGTGCTGCTATGGCTATCTGTGTTGCTGCATCCTTCATGTTTAAAGAATGCGGAGTGATAGACATTGCTCTTGTTGCGCCCTGTGCATCCTTACCCATTTTAATATACTGGGTTTGCATCTTCTTTACACGCTCTTGTGCTACTTTGGCAATTGTGTCAAATTCTGATTTAAAAAGTTTACCAAATGTTTTAGTTGATCCAGCGGCATATTTAAAGTATTGCCCCATAGACAACTTATTAGTTTCAAGAGCATGGGTAAATGACTCAGTGGATGTTCTTACAAGACCCATCTGAGCATGGAATTTACCAGTAGCATTGATTGCATTTAGAAGGTTAGTCTGTAAACCTTTTTGAGCGATAGCAGCCGAAGCACTACCTTTTGCCACCTGTTGATGAAACGTGGCAATCTGACGTTGTAAAGCCTTGAGTTCCGCCAATGCTGATGAGGCATTTATATTTATGCCTATATTAGCATTAACGTCACTCATGAACTTACACCTCTTTTATTTAGTTATTTGCAAGCACTGTATTTAGTAGTGCGTTAGCATCACTAAGTTTTACTCCAGATGCTGCTTCAATAATATTATAGACTGTTGGTAGATCTAAAACATCTTCCAACTTTGCTAGATCTCCAGCCAATTCTGGCTTGTACTGCTCCATTGCAATTTGTACGCATTCAATAAGAAGAGCCATAGACTTCTCATTATCTTCTGCTACCAAGGCTACCTGCTCAAACTTCTTCATAAATGGGCGAAGCAAAGAAATCTTTAAAGGACGTACCTTTATCTTTGTTCCATCCATAAGCGTGAGTTCTGCCCCCTCATACACTGTTGTTGCCATTGTATTTCCTCCTGTTAGGTTATGTCAATTATAGCACAAATAGGCTATTTTTAAGTTATTAAACATTTTTATTTCATTAGGCTTGGATCTCTTTCGTCTCCATAATCAAGACCCATTCCAATTCCAAACCCTGCTTTCTGGGCATTAACTCCTTGTAGAGCCAAGACATCATTGCTATCTGTTGCTTTACCACCGCTGAATACTCTTGCTTTCATGTCTTCCCATTCTTTCTGTCCTTTGTTTTCATTCTTATCCCCTTCTAAATCCACGCCCTGAATTGCTGCAAGAAATTTCTTTTCTGAATAATCTAATTCTCTAAGAACTTCAAGAGTAGCCATAAGTTCTGGCATTGATAGGGAGGTTTCTAGTTCTTGATAATCTTTCCATATACCCAGCAAAAATACTTCTGCTTCAAGTTTTGCTAAGTCTAACGTTTCCCAGGTTTCTCCACTTTTTCCTGCTTGATCTTTTACTGGCTCCTCAGATTTTTGATTAATTTTAATTCCAGCAGAAGAATCTAATATTTTATAAATTGTGGGCATGTCAAAGTTATCTTCTATATCTTTAGCGGTAGATGATATTTCTGGACAGTACTGCTTCATACATATACGAACACACTCTACCAGGACAGCGATAGATTCATCATCACTTTTTGCTTCTTTTATATTTTCAAATATCTCCATAAACTCACGGAGGTACCTTATCTTTAATGGTATGATTTCTAACTCTTTGCCATTAAATAAAGATATTATTTGATTTTTATATATTCTGGTTGCCATTATACTTAATTCTACCACAAACAAAAAACCCACCTCCAATTAAGGAAGTGGGCTAATTGTAATCTAAAACTAGATTATTACAACATTGTTATGATGTAACTGTGTGTGTACGGTCAATGATCTTGCCGTATGCACCTGATGTGTCTTCTGGTAGAAGGCGGAATGATACTTCAAACATTGAAGCCTCATCACGCTTTGCTGAAACTGTTACGTTTTCAATTGATAGAGCACGGTATCCAATGTATACACGCTCTACTGCAGCAGAATCTTCACAGTCGCCTGTGCCAGGTCCTACAGCAACAATACCACGCTCAACTGGACATTCTCCAATGTCTCCAGCAGAAAGGTTCAAAATACGTCCAGTAGATGTAGACTTTGTTCCAGTCAAATCTGAAGTTGTGCCTGCTAGAGCCAATAGAAGGTTCTCTAGAGTTGCCTCAGCAAAAGCAGTTGCAACGCTAACTTGCATTCCCTGCTTGTAAAGTTTCGCAACGTCAAGAATCTGGTCTACCTGGACTTCACCGAAGTCTGGTTGGAACTGCATTTCAAGTCCGTTGGTTGTGTAACCCACATTGTCATATGATGCATCTGCAGAGAGAGTCTCTCTATATGAATCTGATGATACGAATGATGGAGTTACTGTTGGTACTAAAGTTGAGTCTGCCATAAAAAATGCTGCAGCACCAACGATAATATTGGTTGATGTTCCACGACTATAAGCCATTTATTCACCTCTTTCTTAAATAGATATTAAGTTATTTGGCGTTTTTTGTTTCCTCAGACATAATTATAACATCTTTTTATATGACTATTTTTCCGCCTGCTGGCAATCCTTCTGGGGTCCAGGTAGGGGTATTTATTGGTGGCATCTGATGATAGTCAAACTCAATGATAAACTTGTTGCCACCATAGGTTCTTGCTGTGCCAAAGTCAATAATGTCTCTTGCCTCTTCTAATTGATAAACCTTAAATCTATGGAAATAGAACATACTATTGATAAAGTTAGGGCTCTCTTCTGTTCCTAGGTTAACCTTACGGATAGAGCACCAGTTGTTGACTTCTTCTGCAGACTCATCTAGTCTGTCCATTAATCTTAAAACTGCTTCTTGTATTTTTATCATATTTACCGTTGAGTTTTCTGCTGTGGCATAAAAATAATACAAAATTTGTTCTGTTTTTATATGAGGGAATTTACTCTTATTCATTCTTGATAATCTATCATAAACACACATTACTCCATCTTGAGAGGCTGGAAAGGTATTAGTTAGATCGTCAAGGGTTGAGGGGGATGATGGGAAAAAGGGAAGCCTACTAAAACCAGCAAGGTCCTCTACTTTTGTCTGTAGATATTTGTTAATCCAAATTAGTGGAGTATTTAGTAGATCTGTATCAGCCATTTATTAGCCCCGCATTCGTTATCCATTTATATCCTACGGACACTCCCTTTGATCTTCCAGAAGTTTTGCCTGCACGAATATTCTTTTTGTATAGTATTGGATTTTCTAAATATGCTGCTACACCGCTTGATCGTAAAAATGCTTGAGTAAAATACTTAGTAAAGAAAGAATCAACTACATTTTCAAAGCCACCAGTGGTTGCATCTCCTCCTGGGCTATCAACTGTGACGCTATTTTTAGTAAAAACCGTTTCTCCATTTTCTTCAAAAACTAAAACATTAGAATCTTTTGGAGTAATGACAACTGAAATGCCTTGCTCCATGATTCTTGCCTTATCGTAGAATGGAACATTTGACCCATTCTTAATTGATGAAGATTGTTTAAAGTTTGTCATAAATGATAATCCTAAATTACTTACTGTATAGTTTATATCATATAATCTTGCGTCTGGGCTTCCTACTTTAGACCACTCATATATGTGGTGTAGTGCTTCAGGGCTTACCCTTGCATTTGAGTCAATATACTTTTCTAATACTTCTTTTACATTTAGTCCAAGGTTTTTAAAAAATACTGATTTACCTGCTTTTACTCCATCTAGATATCCCAAAGAATATTCAACAATGTTGTTCATCTCTTTTGTAAATTGTTTAGTGTTTACCGATACTCTCATTATATGTCCGATGCCTGGTTCTCTGAACGGCGGATAGCCAAAGCATAATAGTCTGGATCTCCAAATGGTCCTATGATTGGAGACTGAGACTCTATCTCATATATTGTTGACTTACCAGCCCTGACTCCAGAAGTCTCTATATATAGGGGAACATCTGTTCTTGTTCTAATGTTTGTTATAACTACGTTTGTTATTGCTTCTGTATTTTCTTCTTGTGAAAATCTAATATCCCTTTTTGTTCTGCCCATTAAAACCTTTTTTAATGTTATGTTTACATTTGGTTTTACTTCTTCGTCTACCGTTCCATCTTTAGAAAAATTACAAACCACTGTTTTATTAAAAACCCAGGTTTTTTGAACATTGCCGTAGGCACCTTGTTCAACTATTGGATAGTAAACATCTGCTTTCATGGGATACATGAAGTCTGTATCTTCGCATGATTCCATTATAAAATCCCAGGCTTGACAATGTTATTAACGTACTTGCTTAAAATTTTATCTACTAGGATGTTGCCAGTTCCATCAAGTAATCTTTTATCATATTCAATTTTAAACTGCTCTGTGCTATAGGATTTTATGTACCTCTTATAATAGTCAAGTTTTCCACACTTAATGTCATTAATTAACATCTTTGTTGCATCCTGAATATCATATGGGACCACCTTGTATCCAGTTTCTAGAAGAATGATATAGTCTGTTCCTTCAGAAAATGCAACTCCACCACTAACCGTTTGAACATTTCCGCTGTCTTCTGTATCAAATAAAGAAATTGAGTCTGAGTATCCTAGGGGTATTCTTGCTGGTTTTCTTTCTGCACGGTTTAAGGCATCTACTGTTTCTACAGGATCCTTTGTAATTGCAGTCTTGTCTTTTGTTATTAAATAGTTATAAGAAGTTAATGCTGCTGGAGTCTCTGATGAATCATAAACTAACTCTGCATTTTCATGTACCGTTAAAATTTTATGTGTTTTATCCCACAACGGAATATAGTCAGTTCCTTGACCAACAACTTCTAGATAGGTTCTCTTATAATAAAAACCATCAACAACGGAATCAATTATCGCTCTTGCAAGATTCTCATACTCTGTATATTCTGTAATTTCTGTTGGTGTTGTTCCAAGTGTTGCTGGATCTACATATGGTCTTACAATGTCTAAGTTATCTTCTAGAACAATGTCTCCACGAGAATCTTCAACTCCAGAAACCGTAATACTTTCGTAAATTGTAACGGGATAAGACTTATCATATTTAATAAAATTGTCAGTAAGTGTATAGGTTAAAACTTTCTGAGCATTAGAAACACGGATAACCTCAAGTTCTGTTTGTTCCAATAGGTCATCAATTACAATAATATACTCTGTAGATGCATCTGGAACTGTATAAGAAAGAGTCAGTGGATATGGTGGAAGTCTAAGTATTTGCATTATTTACCGTAATAATTCGCTAATTCTTCAGGTGTCGCAAGACGGACCTGCTTACGTGTCAGCCATTTTTCTGATGCTTCTTTGGTTACAATATTATAACCTAGTGTCAGTTGGCCAACTCTTACCCAATGTAAATTTTTAGTTGAATATATTGCAATCTTTTCATTTGTTTTGCTTGGCTCAACAACCTCTTTATTAGGGTCTGGAATAAAACTGCCTATTGTTTCCAATATCTGCATTTTTGTTGTTGCCCCATCTAGATTAATATTATTCTTTTTGGCATAGGACTTTAACTCAAAAACTGTTTTTGTAACTAATTCCTCAATTGTAATCATCATATCCTCCTAAGTTATTATACCAGAATGTGAAGAAGGAGGGCCGTTGTTACACAGCCCTCCTCATTCAACTATTTATGAGTATTACTCAGAAGTAGAGTTTGCATCTGCATAAGCAACTGCATCTAGTTCTTCCCATTGAATACCAAAGCGGACGAATACTGTGTATTCAATTGTATCCTTCTTTGGCTTGTATTCACGGTTTACAGTAATATCACGCTGGAATCCCCATACACGGTTTGATGGGAATGTCAAGTCGACGAAACCATCTGGGTAGTAAGGAACTTCCATTACATCAATTCCTAATACACGAGTTGTACGTGCATTACCAATTGTCTGTGCGTTTCCATCAAGGTAATCTTGACGGTTTGCAGGTGTACCTGCTGGGCGACCAGCAAATGCTTCTGCGATTGCATCGCCAAGTGTACCGTTGTTTGAAACGATACCCTGGAAAGCATCTGTACCAGCGTAGAACTTTAGGTTCGACTTAACTGCACGATACTTACGTGGCATTGCAAGAATGATGTTTTGCATCACTGTTGGTGTCCAAGCATCATTAGAAACAGTAACAACTGACTCATGAGCATCATTTACATATGCTCCTCCTGTGTATACAGAATTTGTAGTCTGCGCTACGAAACCTTGCATGATTGAAAGGAAATCACCTGTTGCACCGTCACCATTAATGGCAAGGTCTTCAATATCATTTGCGAATGCATTTGTCATCAAGCGAACTAGATGATCTTCAAGTGCTCCACCTTCAATATTGTCTTCTAGTGATTCTGTAGAAACTTCCCAATCAAGACGAATCTTCTTTGTAGTAAGTTCTACCTTTGTAAATGTTGCACCAGCGTTTGTGTAGTTTGGACTACCCTGCGCTGCTGCACGAATGACACGCTCTCCAACGTTAACCTTTTCGATTTCCATTGTGTTTGCTCTCATCGTAACTTTACGACCATCCTTGGCGAGTACTGTTGCATCCCACACGTAGTCGATGAAGCGACGAGCCTGTTCTGGTGCAAGAATACCTCCTGCTGCCCCAGTTGGGTTAACAGCATTTGCTCCAGTTGTTACACCGAAGTTTGCTGTTGCTGTGTTACCGAGTTGTGATCCAACAGACGCTGCTGCTGAGTCAAGACCTGTAGCACTACCAACACCACCTGATACGAGTGAACCCTGAGAGTTAATTTCTGCTCCTGAGCCACCTGAACCTGGATAGTTCTTGGCTATATCTTTATCTTGTTCTGACATTATTTCACCTCCTAGTGAATATATTGTTAATTAAATAGGTCGGAATTTTTGAGGAAACGTCCGCCCCATAGGGATTTCTGAACCTTTACAGGCTCAAACTGCACGATCTCGCCTAGATCGCCAGACTTGCGGAAAGCGGTATCTTGCTCTACGGCATCTACTCTCTTTCCAAACTCATTGAACTGACCCTTGACCTGTGTTACTTCTGTAGACACATCGTCAACGGACTTATTAAGTGCTGCAACCTGCTCATTAAGAGACTTAATGGTTGTAGCGAGATCGCCAAAGGCATTAGTAAGAGAGTTCTTGATTTCAGCAATTGCATCTGCAACTGATTCATCTGACTTTGCTACAGCAAGTTCGGCTTCAACTTCTGGAGCAACGCTCTCTTCTTCTACTACTGGAGCAGAAGGAACTGCACCACCATCGTCTGACTTTTCAACAACAGTATCTGCTGGTGCTTCATTAACGACTGCAGGAGTTTCTACTTCTGCTGGCTGTGCCTCTGGAGTAATTTCAACATTTTCAACTACAGCATCTACTGCTGCTTCTGTTGCTTCTGTCATTTTATTTACCTCCTTGGTAATCTTAATTGTACTAATGCCTTTAGCACTATCAACTAAGAACTTTATCATATTTGCTTTTTCGTCATCATTCTTTTCTACAAAACCAATGTTTTCCATGTTCTTACCACTGACTGGGCTTGCTTCTGTTTCTGAGTCAGAGACTAATACAATACCGTTTTCGGAATCGTAAAAAACATTTTCAATAACAGTATCTGCAGATGTTCCAGTTACAACACTCTGACCATTTACTTTTTCAACAGAAATAATACTTGCAAATTGATTTGCTGGGCTATCAACTAATGACAATTCATAAAGATCATAATCTTTAATAATGCGAATTGACTTGTCTAGGTCTGCATTATATGCATCGTCCCAAACCTTAATATTGCCACCAATAGAAAAACCAGTGTATGTGCCATCTAGGACTTTCTCCCAGGCATTCTGTGCACCCTTTGAAACATAAGCAGAGACATAAACTCCGTTATAAAACTTCTTTGAATTTGGATCAAAATAGCGATCTTCTTTAAATGAGATCATTCTTCCTACTGCTGATGGCTGATGCATTTCTCTTAGGTTGCCCTTGAAATTTTTGAATGCTTGAACACTTGCTTCTGCTGTAACAATGTCATCTTGCTTGTCAATGTTATCAAGAGATGCAAAGCCAGAGACCATTCGGCGTTCTACGTCTACCTTACCAATAGGCATTGACAGACGTAGGCTATCCTTGTCTGTTGTCCAATTTGCCTTATTTATCATCATATCAGAATCCATTATACCAAATGTTTTATTAGATTTCTCAATTACTGAGACGATCTACCCTCACCCGCAGGATTGCGTCCAGCAACTGTACTTGGGGAGTCAGAATTGTTATTTGTTCTTTCTGTATCTCTTGCTCTATTCCCAGAAAGATTTGCAGCAGCATCAGTTGCCTGTCTTGGAGTCATGACAAATGGCTCATCTCCATCTTTGCGTTGTGGCAAATCAAGAGCCTGACGAGCCTCGTTTGGCATCATAATTTGAGTCTTAACAAGTCTTTCAAGAATCTGAGATTGAGCAATTTCATCTGTAAGAGTTAGTTCATTAAACTTAAGTTCAAGAACATCTGTTTTTTCTTTAATAATCTTATTAACGACCTTCTCTAAATGATGTTGTGCTGGTCTAGCAACCTGCTCTTTAAATGTACGATCTTGGGAGAGTGCTGCCGCCAAACCAGAATCTGAGCCACCAAGTTTAGATATAGGAACCTGATGAGCAATTAGAATGTCATCACGATTTTGTTTACGATACTCCTTGAAAGATCCTTCTTGAATACCGTTTTCAATTGGCTCCATCTTAAACTCAACCTTGTTCTGGTCTGTATCTCCAGGAAGTGGAATATAAAGAGTTCTGTGAGACTGAGACTTAAGCCCAGTTTGTAAAAATCTAAACATCTTGTCTTCTGCATCTCCAGAAAGTTTTGCACCTTTCAGGGTAATGATGTATCGTGGTACAGCCTTGTTTTCAAAATAATCAATGTTATATCTTGATGCTAGTTGGTCACCAATTAATGACGGCATTGCAGAAACAATATCTGGAATTCCATAATAAGTATTTAGTGGAGAGTATGACTTAAGGTGAATAATTTCATTTGCACGGCTATCTGCTGTTACTGGGTTTGGATTGTTTGCACCAAAATTTCTAAAGTAAACAACGGCCTGACCAATAATTTGAAGGTATCCATCATTAAGTCTACGAACACGAACAGTAGTGGCTGGTATGTGACCAATGTAACCAATATCGCCTTTAAGTGTTCTACCTACTTCAATAAAGCCGTTACCTGTTGCTTCAACATCGGTATAAACCTTTTCCATAATTTTTGTAAAAGAGTCGTCATCGTTTAGGTTTTCTAACCAATCACGAAGTTCAATCTTTGCTCTTTCAATTCTGCTTCTTGCTCTACCAGTTGCGCCTTCATCTTCTGAAGTTTCTAATCTTAGCGAAGTTCTATCTGTAACATCAAACCTGTAACCAAGACCTACGATGTTTTCTACCTTTGCATCAATTGCAGCGTGGTTTGAAAAACATGTGTCATAAAAATTTGCTAGTTCATACATGTTGTATGGTGGTGTAATTACATCAAATAGACCGTATCCGTTCCTGTATACAGTTCCAGGATTAAGAGCCTTTGATCCAGCATCGTCTACTCCAGCAGGTACTGCATTTGCAGAATCTAGATACGCTGGTGTTGGAGATACTGCTTTGCTAATCTGTCTTACTACACGACGGCGAAAGTTTTGATCTAAGCCAGAGTATTCTTTTAATTCTTCCCAATTTTTATTAAATGGGTCGCTACCCTTAAACTGGCTATCCTCTTGTTCTTGAGTATTTAAACTTGCTCTAACATACTGGAAGTTATCATCATCAGTCACTTTCGTACGCATCCCTTCCGTGTGTCTTTAATGTTTTCTGTGCATCTGCAATTGCGCCTAGGTCATTAACATTTGGAATTAAACCTTGGATCATTCTGTCTTTTTGTTCTGAATATTCTTCTTCTGAAATTCTTGTTAATCCTGGAACAAAGACCGCTTTGCCTTCTCCATCATCACCATTAAATACTGCAGCCTTTTTAAGTTCTGCAATCTTTGAGATGTCCCCCTTTTGAGCAGGAATGTTTAATACAGAGCCATTTCCGTCAGTAAACCATTTTCCATCTGACTTCTTGTATACGTAAAGACCCCAGTCATAATGCTTATCAATGACCTTGCGTCGTACATTTTCAACAATAGGTTTGCCAGTTTTTGGGCTAAATAGAGAATCCATAACCATAAGTATACCAGATCATACTGGTGTGCCTACCGATACCGACCAAGTAGTGTCATTATAGACTCTCATCTTGTCGGCATCAAACACCATGCCTTCTTCGTCATCAATGATAATCTTATTAGTTCCCATGTAATTGTTATAAACCTCTTGTGCATTTACTCCATACAGGGCTGAGGCTAATGTAAACAGAGTGCTATCCCAAGAATAGTTGTTTAGCCAGAATGCCCA